ATCAATTCTTTTGTTCCAAGGAACCTATAACGCATCAAATGATATAGAGATACCTGCTGGAAAAACAAAACTTGTTCGGTCAGATGGGGCAGGTAGTGGTGCTGTAGTTGTAGAAGTTGCGGCTAATCTCGCTGTCACGGGTTCGTATCAGGTTGATAACCTTTTATTAGATGGCAATTCAATCACTTCAACGGATAGTAACGGAGCGATTAACTTAACACCAAACGGCACAGGAGATGTTAATCTTGGTGCTGATACAGTTATGATTGGTGATGATGACGCTAATGCGACACTCACAACTCAGGGAACAGGGGATTTAACTCTTAGTACAAATAGTGGTACAAATTCAGGTACGATTGTTATTGCAGATGCAGCTAACAACGATATAACTTTAACACCAAATGGTACAGGTGATGTTAAGCTTGTAGCAGATACAGTTGTTGTTGGAGACTCAGGAGCGACAGCTACCATTACTTCTAATGGAACGGGTGATCTAACTCTTAGCACTAATGCAGGAACAGACTCTGGTGTTATTACAATTACAGATGGCACTAATGGTAACATAGCGATTACACCTGACGGATCAGGCGAAGTTGATATATCTAAAGTTGATATTGCCGCAGGAGCAATAGACGGCACAACAATAGGTGCGGCTTCTGCAACCACAGGAGCTTTTACAACTTTATCTGCTACCAGTGACGTTACTTTTAATGGTGGAACATTTGTCTTTAACGAAGCAGGTGCAGACAAAGACTTTAGGATTGAAGGCGATAGTGATGCCAATCTAATCTTATGCGATGCTTCAGTTGATAGAGTTGGTATTAAAACAGCAACGCCATTGGCGGCTCTTCACGTTACAGGTGACACTTTCTTTGGTGGCAATGTCAGAGAGAAGGTAACAATATCTGCTACAGCGTCTACAGGCACAATTAATTTTGATGCTGTAACTCAAAGTGTTTTGTATTACACAACAAACGCTTCTGGTAATTTTACTATTAATGTTCGGGGTGATGGATCAACAACGCTTAATTCTATAATGGCTACGGGTGATGCTTTAACAATAGCTTTCTTATCAACGCAAGGAAGCACAGCGTATTACATGAGTGCTTTCACAGTAGACGGCAGTTCTGTTACACCTAAATATCAAGGGGGTTCCGCTTTTAGTGAAGGAAATGCTAGTGGTATTGATTCGTATGCAATCACAGTAATTAAAACAGGCGATGCCGCTTTCACAGCTTTAGCAGCACAAACACAATTTGGGTAATTAAAACTATGGCTCCTATACTTTCTTCTTTTGGTTCCGCAGCTTCTCGTAATTACGGCATGAATTTACTACAAGAAGGTCAATTAACTGTTATTCAAATATTTAATGCAACGACCACTTGGAGTCCACCAACAGGTGTGTCTGAAATTAATTATCTAGTAGTTGCAGGAGGCGGTGGAGGAGGAACAAATCGTGGAGGTGGTGGAGGTGCTGGTGGTTTTAGAACAGGCACTGCTTTATCCGTTTCCTCTAGCACAGTTTACACGTTAACTATCGGAGCAGGTGGTGGGGCAAATGGTCCTGCTGGCGGTGCTGTTGGTAGCGATGGAGTTGCTTCTTCGATTGGTAGTCCAGCTTCTATATCCTCCGCAGGTGGCGGTGGCGGTGGTGGTGGAACAGCAGGTTCTGCTACTGTTGGTCGTGACGGAGGTTCTGGTGGCGGTGGTGGTCAAGGAACTACAGGTAGAGCAGGTGGTTCTGGAAACACTCCTTCGGTTAGTCCCTCTCAGGGAAGTAATGGTGGAGCAGGTGCAACAAATGCAGGAAATATAGGAGCAGCAGGTGGTGGCGGTGGAGCAGGAGCCGTAGGTGCAGCAGGTTCTGCTTCAAATAATGGAATTGGTGGAGCAGGTGGAAATGGAACAGCTTCAACCATTAGTGGTAGTTCTGTAACTAGAGCAGGCGGTGGAGGTGGTGGTTCTTTCGTTTCACCAGCAGGAGCTGCAGCAGGTGGTTCAGGTGGAGGAGCCGCAGGTAGTGTAAATGATTCAGCCCCAAGTGCGGCTTCAGCAAATACTGGTGGCGGAGGCGGAGGCGGTGGTGGTCAATCTACGGGTGGACTAGGGTCTTCTGGCGGATCTGGCGTTATTGTTGTCAGTTATACTACTTCAGGACTTGCTTCTTATACTTTTAACGCAACAGGTAAATGGGTTTGCCCTGTTGGTGTCACTGATATTTCTTATCTTGTTGTCGCAGGTGGTGCTGGTGGTGGAAACTGTGGTGGTGGCGGTGGAGCAGGAGGCTTTAGAACAGGAACAAGTTTAAGTGTTAGTGCTGGAACAGAGTACACAATAACAGTGGGTGCTGGTGGAGCAACAGGTACATTTGGAAATAACGCAGGGGCTTCAGGGGGTGACTCTTCGATTGGTAGCCCAGCTTCCATAACTTCTTCTGGTGGTGGCGGGGGTGGTTCTAATGGTCCTTCTGCTGGTCAAGCTGGTGCAAATGGTGGTTCAGGTGGGGGAGGTTCTTCTTCTGGCGGTAGTGTAGCTGGTGGTTCGGGAAACACGCCTTCCGTAAGCCCTTCTCAGGGCAGCAATGGTGGAACAAATAATGGTAGTTCACCTTCCTTTGGTGGAGGAGGTGGCGGTGGAGCCGCTGCTGTAGGTGTTAATGGAAGCAGTACTGCTGGTGGTGCTGGAGGAGCAGGGACAGCTTCAACATTATCAGGTTCATCTGTAACTAGAGCAGGTGGAGGCGGTGGAGGATCGCAAGCTAATGGTGGAGGTGCTGGCGGCTCTGGTGGTGGTGGTGCAGGAAATCATTCAGGAGTTGGAGTAGCAGGAACGGCTAACACTGGTGGTGGTGGTGGTGGTGGAGGAAGAAGTGGGGGTACTTTTTTCAATGGTAACGCAGGTGGCTCTGGCGTTGTTGTTATTAAATTAGAAGAATAGGGGAATATTTATGGATGCTAAAATATATAGATTTTACGGGATAGATGTTGCGATGGAACTGTTAAGACCAAAAGCAAAGTGGGAGATATCTAACAATGTATTTACTAGATGGGATGACCCACGACCTTGCCCAACAATCGAAGAAGTTTATGAGGTAATGGAGTTATCTAAAAAATTTGAAGATAAGATAAATTCTATTTGGTTGCCTGAACAGATTAAAGCTTTAGAGAAAGAAGATGAAAAATTTGAAAAAGCTATGCATTAATGATTTATAATTTATTTCCAACACCTGTTGGGCATTACAAAATAGAAAGAGATTTAACCAGAGCAGAATTAAAATTTATTAACAAACAGGAGAAAAAACAAAACGAAGGAAACAAAACAAGTGTAGATCATTACGTTTTAAAAAATACTAAGTTATTGAAACTTAATACATTTTTAGAAGAATCTTTAAAAGATTATGTAGATCATACACTAAGTCCAGTTGAAGGTAATGATATATACATCACACAATCTTGGATTAATTATACAGAGGAAGGTGAGTATCATCACAAACACGCTCATCCTAACTCAATAGTTTCTGGAGTTTTTTATATAGATACTGACCCAAAAAGAGACAGGATTAATTTTTTTAACGAGGGTTATAAGATAATTCAGTTAGAAACAAAAGAATGGAACGCCTATAATTCACAAAGCTGGTGGTACGAAACAGACATAGGAGACTTATATTTATTTCCTTCAAGCTTGCCACACAGTGTTTTTAAAGTTCCAGAAGGAAAAACAAGGATAAGTTTATCGTTCAATACTTTTGTAAAAGGAGCGATAGGTAGTGACGATAGATTAACAGAGTTAAAATTATAAGGATATAAGATGGCACATTTTGCAGAGATAGATTCAAACAGTTTAGTATTACGAGTAGTGGTAGTATCTAACGCTGACACGGCTCTTGCTGATGGCAAAGAAACGGAGAGTATTGGAATAGCTCACTGTCAAAAATTATTTGGTGGCACTTGGGTTCAGACCTCTTACAACGGCAACTTCCGCAAAAATTATGCAGGTGTTGGTAGTACTTATGATTCAACAAGAAATGCTTTTTATTCACCAAAACCTTTTAACTCTTGGGTATTAAATGAAAGCACTTGTGTTTGGGAAGCTCCTGTTGCGTTACCTTCTGATTCAGGTGAGGGTGATCCACCTAAGATGTACAGATGGGATGAAGATTCAACAAGCTGGGTAGTTGAAGAGTGATATATGGAAACAGCAGAGATAATACAGGTTGTATCAAGTCTGTACCCGATAATAATAGGGTTAACAACTTTAATATTTATCTTGTCAAAAATATGGGTGGATGTAGAAGCACTGAAAGAACAAGTGAGACAACTGTTTGTGTTTCACAACAATGAGAAAGAAAAAGAAAAAGAGAAATGATAGACCCTATTACAGCATTTTCTGCAATTAAATCTGCTCACGCAGCAATAATGACTGCTGTCAAAATTGGGAAAGATGTCAGTAGTTTATCTAACGCTGCGGCTAAATATGCTAAAGGTGAAGCTGCACTTCAATCTCATAGTGAGGTAAAGAAGAAAGGTTTGTTAGCAAAACTAGGAATGGTTGAGAGTGATGCAATAGACTCGTTCTTCCGTAAGAAAGAGCAGGATGAGTTAAGAGATGAGTTAAGATCCGCATTCCAGTTGTACGGGAAGCCTGGGGCTTGGGAAGCGTTACAAGGAGAAATAGCTAGGGTTCGTGCTGAAAAAGCAAGAGAGTTTAAAAAAGAACTACTGCGTAAGAAGATGATCAAAGATATTTGTATTGCTGTTTTGATTGTTGCTATGTTTGCCGTAGCTGTTGCTTTATTTGGTTTTGTTTTTGTACAGAGCAGTGAGGTTGCCTATTATGACATTAACTAAATTGCAATTTAGACCAGGGATAAACAGAGAAACAACATCGTATTCTAATGAAGGTGGTTGGTATGACTGCGATAAGGTACGATTTAGATCAGGTGTGCCTGAGAAAATAGGTGGTTGGGTAAGAGAAAGCAGCAATCAGTTCTTGGGAACTGCTAGGGCTATGCATACTTTTGTTGGATTAGACGGCACTCAGTATATGGGTTTGGGAACCAACCTTAAATATTATATTGATGAGGGTGGTTCGTTAAACGATATAACTCCGATTAGAGCTACAACAAGTGCAGGAGATCCTACCTTTGCGGCTGTCGATGGTTCTGCGGTTATCACAACCTCAGAAACAGGACATGGGGCAATCCAAGGTGACTTTGTGACCTTTAGTGATGCGGCTAGTCTTGGTGGTGCTATCACAGCAGCAGTGCTTAATCAAGAGTATGAGATTACAGAAATAGTTAATGCTAACAGTTATAAGTTTACAGCAACAGCTACTGCCAATAGCTCTGATACAGGCAGTGGTGGTGGATCTACTGTTGCAGCTTATCAAATTAATATTGGTTTAGACACCAGTGTTGCAGGTAGTGGGTGGGGAGCAGGAACCTGGGGTCGAGGAACATGGGGTTCTAGTTCAAGTATTATTGCTTCTGGAGCGTCTTTGCGTCTTTGGAGTCACGATAATTTTGGCGAAGATATGTTGATAAACCCACGTAACGCTGGTATTTACTATTGGGACAGATCAGGTAATTCTGGATCTCCTTTTGGCAGGGCTGTTGAATTAGCAACTTTGGCAGGAGCAGATTCTACAACTCCAACTTTAGCGAATCAGGTATTAGTAAGCGATGTTGACAGACACATTATTGTCTTTGGCTGCGACCCAGAAGATGCGATAGGAACACAAGATCCTTTGCTTATTAGGTTTAGTGGGCAAGAGAGTTTAACAACGTGGACTACAGAAGCAAGCAATACAGCAGGTTCCATTAAGCTTGGAACAGGTTCTGAGATTGTTACGGCTATAGAAACAAAGCAAGGTGTGCTTGTTTTTACGGATGTAAGCTTACATGTTATGCGATACTTGGGACCACCATTTACTTTTGGTATTACGCAGTTATCAAACAATATAACAATCATTGGACCGATGACGGCAAAGGCTGTTGATGATACTGTATATTGGATGGGTAAGAGAGATTTCTATGTGTTCTCTGGAGGAGGTGTCCAGAAGATCCCTTGTTCTGTAAAGAGTTATGTCTTTAATGACTTTAATAATTCTCAAACAGAAAAATTCTTTGCGGCATCAAACAGTTCTTTTAATGAGATTATGTGGTTCTATTGTTCTTCATCTAGTGATGAGATAGATCGCTATGTCACGTATAACTACCAAGACCAGATATGGTATTACGGCACTCTTACAAGGACAGCATGGGTTGATCGTGGTTTAGATGATTATCCTAGAGCAGCAGGGACAGATAACTACTTGTATTATCACGAGTTTTTACTCGATGATGGAAGCACAATTCCTGCTTCAGGTATATCATCTTATATAGAATCCTCTCAGTTAAGTATAGGAGAGGGTGAGAGGTTTGTTTCAGTATCACATGTTATACCAGATTTAACATTTGATGGCTCATCATCTGCATCTCCAAGTGCAACTTTTACTTTAAAAACAAGGAACTATCCTGGTGGAGAGTACCTTCAAACAGAATCTAATGGGGTAACGCAGTCACAAGCAGAGACTTCAACATTAGTAGAACAGTACACAGAAGAGATCTATATGCGTCTAAGAGGTAGGTCTTTTGCCCTAAAAGTAGCCAGTGAAGACACGGAAGTGCAGTGGAGATTAGGCACACCTCGTGTTCATATTAGACCTGATGGTAGAAGATAGTGACAATTTTCAACTCTAATGATATTCTAAGGATAATGTTAGTTAACTTAACAAAGACAATTGGATAATTAATATGTACGAATTAGCACCACAAGCCAACCAATTAGCTAGTAAGGGTCGATACGGAGACTCGATGCTTGTTCATATGAACCCTGCTGAAGTAGGGATCATGAACGCTATGAGTGGCGATAAGATGACTATCAATCCAGATACCGGGCAACCCGAAGCGTTTGCTTTTCTGTTACCTTTATTAGGTGGATTAGCAGGAAGTGCATTAGGTGGAGCAGGGATGTTAGGTGGATTGGGTGCATTAGGTGCAGGAGCTATAGGAACAGGTCTTGGTAAGTTTGCTGAAACAGGAAGTTTAAAACAAGCATTATTATCTGGTGCTATGTCTTATGGTATTGGAAGTTTAGCTAAAGGAGCTATGGGTACTTTTGCAGACAAAGCGGCAGAAGCAGGAACAACAGGGTTTACACCTCTTACAGAATTAACAGGGGAGATTGGTACTACTTTCGGGGAAACAGTTGGTGATACCTTTGTAAGTGATGCAGCAAAAAAGGCATTTACAACAGGTTTTAATGAAACAAATCCTATTCTTTCTAAACTTGTTACAAATCCTTTTAGTGCAACCCTTGGTGAAACGGGTGCAGGAATAGGAAGTGCGGTAGCTCCAGGTCTTCAATCACTAGCAGGATCTCTTGGCACAGCAGCTGTTTTCCCTGAGTATCCTGAATTTAATGATAATCGTGAGATATATGATATACCAGAAGCTGCACCTCCTACACGCAGATTAAGAAGTATGCCTAGCGATTTTGCTCAAAATAATAGAGGTGAGTTTAGATTCTTTGAAGATCCAGCAAGAGAAAAAATTGGGGAAAGTGCAAGGAACTTCTTTCCTGAAGGATCAACAGCAGATAGAGAAACAAAATACGCTCAATATGGTGGACCTGTCCGTATGGACTTAGGTGGTTTGCTAATGCCATCTCTGAGGGGTTCATCTCCTAGTCTATCATCAAGGATAGATCCAGTAACAGCAGGTAATGCACCAAAATCTTTTGATGGTATGATGAAGCAATTTGATCCTCAAGAAGTTTATGATAGGGGTGGTAAGCTTCCAGGTATAATGGGAAATTTCTTTGGTGTTAGTGACTTAGGAAGGTTCTCAGGTTTGAGTGACGAGGAATTGCTTCTTCTTAAAGAAAAGAAAAAAGCTAGAAGAATGCAAGAAGGTGGTGTTATTGAAGAAGGAATTGGTTCTATTCCTACAGACATGGTTCCAAGTGAATCTGTTATGGATGATGACTCTATGAGATCAGAAGTAGCTTTAGAAGATAGTGCTAATGTCTTCAATGAAGGTGTTCAAGCTATTATGTGTGAAAGCGCAGCACCAAAAGAAGCCTTAACAAGGTTTGTGGAAATGTATGGTATGGACAGATTGCATGAAGTTATATGTGAAGTTATATCTATCGCACAAGAAGGCGATGATATGGAAGGAACACTCACTAAAGAAAATGAAGATGGAACTCCTGTAGCATTAAAAAAAGGTGGATCTGTTGATACTATACCAGCTTCTTTAGAGGGTAAGCAATCTTACCTCCTTGCAGAAAATGAATACATAATACCAGAACCAGTAGTACGGGCTGTTGGTGGTGGTAATGTTGATGCCGGGGCAGATGCTTTTGATAGATTTATTGAAAATGTTAAGGCAGTTGCTTAATGAGAGCAGAATTAAAGGATGATATATCTCGATGTAAAAGATGGATTAAGAATGCTTTAAAGTTATTAGATACGCATAATTTTTCTGACATTAGACGAGGTATTTTAGATGGTAGATATATTTTATGGCCCGCACCTGATGGATGTTTGGTTACTGAGTTTGTAGAGTACCCCAAGATGAGAGTGTTAAATGTTTTTCTTGGTGGTGGAAAGTTAGAAAGATTGATTGACATGAGAGTGTCTATAGAAAATTTCGCTAGAGAAACAGGGTGTAAGAAGCTTTCTATTACTGGTCGGCAGGGTTGGTCTAAAGTTTTTGAAAAAAATGGTTTGGTAAAAGAAGCCGTTGTAATGTCTAAGGAGTTATAGTTATGGGTGGTGGCGGTAGTTCTAGACCTATGCAATCAACCTCAACAGTTACGCAGAGTAACTTACCTGAGTATGCAAGGCCGTATTTTGAAAGACTATTATCAAGAACGGAGTCTCAATCCTTAGAGGATTATATCCCTTATGAAAGCGCAAGACTGTCAGGTCCTGCTGCTGATACGCTTGCGTCAGAACAGTTAACAAGAGATATATCTGCTGCTCCTGCACCCGGAATTGACACTGCTTATCAAACATTTCTTAATCAAGCACAAGGTTCTAATCCTTTTAGAGCAGGTATAGCTGAGTATTATGATCCTTCTATGACAATGGGTAGGTATCAAGATCCTTACACAGCAGGTATTGCTCAGATGTACGATCCGAGAAGCCAGTACCAATCCTATATGAATCCTTATATAGAAGGTGTTCTTGATGTTCAGCAGAGAAGAGCGCAAGATAGATTTAATGAAGGGCAAGCAGCAAGAGATTCTCAGGCTGTATCCGCAGGTGCTTTTGGTGGCTCCAGAAGGGCTGTAGTCGATAGACTTGCTAGGCAAGATCTAGATCAGAATTTACAGGATCTTGAAGCTCAGAATCTAGCAGCAGGATTTCAAGATGCTATGGGTAGGGCTGAACAACAACAAAGTTTCAGAACAAACCTATCACAGCAAATGTTTTCACAGGCACAGCAAAGAGCCGCAGAACAACAAGCAAGACGTATTGCCGCACAAGAACAAGAAGCAGCAATGGCACAGCAATCTGCTCAACTTGCGGCTGGTCTTGATCCTGCATTACAAGAGTATGGTTTAGGCAGAGCAAGAGCAATGGCAGGCGTTGGTGAGTCTGTAAGGATGCGAGAACAACAATCTCTTGAAAGAGCTTACGAAGATTTTATCAACCAAAGAGATTACCCAAGGCAGAACTTACAGTTCTTGTCTTCAATATTACGTGGTGTTCCAATTACAGCTTCTTCTGAAGTTAGTCAGTACACTGCCCCTCCTAGCCCAGCAGCAACTCTTCTTGGGTTGGGGCTTGGTGGATTAGGTTTAACAAGAGGATAAAGATATGAGTGAGTCAGATTCCGCATTATACGCTGCTAATCAATTAAATTCTAAGATAAGAACTGATTCAGCTTTGAATAATATGCTTCGCTCTTTGATGGGTGAGAAGCAAAAAGCAACTGTTAGTCAAAGATTAAAAGAACTGTTTGAAGTAGATGATATTCTTGCCAAGCAAGATGCACCTATAAACACTGTGTATGACGCAAAACAACAGGCAATGGACAATCAAATAGCAATGTCTTTATCTAGTCCACTACCTCAATATGAGGCTTTAGATAGTAATCAAGAAAATTTATCTACTGCAATGATCAATACTAATGCTCCTAACACACGAGTTGAAAGAAGTATGAATGGTGGTCTTATGGCATTTTCTCCTCAAGCAAGAATGCAGCAAGGGTTAATGCAAACTTACAGACCTCCTATAAGAATGAATGAAGGTGGTATATTTAATTTTGATGATGGTCCTCTTAATCCTTCAGATGTGCAATTAAGAAGTAAAATAGAATCAAGAAGAAGAAAGATAGGGCAAGGATTAGATCCTAAAAATCGAAATGATTTCTACAAATTTTTTCAAACTTTAAAAACAGATGAAGAAAAAATAAATTTCTTAGGTGGTGATAGTGTTAATTTAGGTCAAGAATTTTTTCAAGAAATTGAAAAAAATAAATTTGATCTAGGAGATCTGTTATTTACTTCTAAAAATGCTCAAGATATTCAAGACGCAACAAAAGAAATTTTTGAGGATAAAAGTGATGATGCTAGTACTGAGGATAAAAGTGATGATGCTAGTACTGTTGTTCCTAGTGGTGGTAAAACAAGAACTGCACTTAACCTAAAAGGTTTGGAGGGAGTAGGTACTGATGGTCCTGATGCTTCTAAACCTGATAGTGGTACTGTTGTTCCTGAAGATAAAAGTGATGATGTTAGTACTGTTGTTCCTGAAGATAAAAGTGATGATGGTCCTGTTGATAAACCTATTGAACTTGTTGAAGGTACTGAGGAAGATTTAGCTGGGTTAGGTGGCACTTCAGTTGATAAGTTAGAATATTTTAAAAACTTATATACTAAAACAGATGAAGCTTCTAAAGGTAAAGGTCTATCTTCTTTCTTAGGAAACCTTGATAGAGAAGATTTATTCTCAATGGCACAAGGTATGTTAGGGGCAAAAACTCTTACTGAAGGGGTTGCATCAAGTTTAGGAAGCTATCTTAAAACTCAAGAAGGTAAAAAGAAACTTGCATCTGAAGCAAAAAAACTTCAACTCAGTGCAGATGATTTAGAACTTAGAAGGCAGCAAACGAAACAATTAGGAAAATATAGAGAAGACACGATAAGCGAAAGAGAACGAGATCGAGAAAGTGCAGAAGAAATAGCAGAAAAGAAACTAAAGAGTCAAAAACAAATAGCAGATAAGCGAAATATTACTGCAGTAGCAGTTGCTAAATTAAATTCTATCAACAAACCTGATTTGTTGACTAATGCTAGCATAGAAAATATTGAGAAGAATGTGATTAAAAGATATCCACATTTTTATGGAGGATCAGAAAAATGGGAAGAGTATGTAAAGAAAAACCCAGATGCATTTCCTAAAAGTCAATTTCCTTCAGGTCCTCCAGAATACGGAAAAAAAGAATTTTATGAACTACAGAGAGAGATTGTTGAAAATGTAACAAACGAATTTGTAAACACTTTTAGTATAAGTAGACCAAACATATCTCCTGGTGGAGCAGTTCCTACAGTAAATGATAGTGGAGAAGTCGTATCGTTGCAAAATACACCTTAATCATAATAGATAAAAAAAACAATTATGCCTCAAATAAATTTTAAAAATACTCTTCTTAATGTTCCTGACACTATTGCAGGGAAACCTTTTTTAGAGGCTACAAACGCTGAAAGATTAGATTTTTTAAATTTAGTTGAACAGAAAAACCCTGGTATTTTTGATCAAGAACAAGAGATAGATTATTCTTACGATGCAGGAGAAGATCAAGATGTCGGTATGGGTGAAGGACTTGTTAACGCTCTTGGTAGGGGTATTAATCATTTAACTACTGGTCTTGCTATTAATGCAGAGAGAGCAGGTATAATAAGCCCAGAAACTGCTGCCGAACAAGTAGCACAAGACGCAGAGGATATGGCACAGTATCCTATGAGTGAATCTGTAGGATCAGGTTTAGAGGAGATACAAAAAGCAGAAGGTTTTGGAGATAGTGCTTTGGCTATTATTCAAAATCCCGGTGCAGTTGTTGATGTTGCAGTTCAAAGTTTAGCGAGTTCGATACCCTCTATTGCAGGAATGATTGGTGGTGGTCTAGCTGGCTTTGCTGTTGGTGGTCCAATAGGGGCAGCTATAGGAGCCGTTTCAGGATCTGGTTTAGGATCTTATGGCGTTGAGTGGGGTAGCACTGTAGCTCAAGAAATGCAGAAAGAAGGCATAGATCTTGATAGCTATGATGAAGTTAAAAACTTTTTAAACGATGAAGCTAAAATGAAGAAGGCAGGTGCTTTTGCAGAAAGTAGAGCTATACCAATAGCTGTCTTTGATGGCATCACTGCTGGTGTTGCAGGTAGATTAGTAAAGCCTGTTTCAAAAATAGTTGCAGGTTCAGCATTATCTGAAAGTGCTGAGATAGCTGCTAAAGAAGCAGGTAGGAAAGCCAGACAGAAAGTTATAGACAATGCTTCTTTTCTTATGAAAAGAGGAAAGACTGACGATCAAATAGCAAAGATAGCTGCGAGAGCAGAAGTTAAAGCTAGTGATACTGTAAGAAGAAAATCTTTAGGAAGATTAGCAGTAGGTGTTGGTGTTGGAGCAGAGCTTGGTGTGCAAGCTGTTGGTGGTGGCGCAGGAGAAGCTTCGGCACAAGTAGTTTCTGAAGGTGCTATAACATCACCTGGGGAAGTCTTGCTTGAAATGTTTGCGGAGTTACCATCAGGTGCTGTGGAAACAGGTGTTGGTGTAATGTCAAACCAAAGAAATATGGCAAAACTTAAAAAAGCTAAAATATTAGATGAGAATGTTATTAACAATAGTAGTGTGGAACTAGATAAAGCAGATGCAAACGCTCCAGTAGGAGCAGCCATAATGCAGTCCATACCTAATTATACTGGTGGTGCAAACGCGATATTGTATGGTGATGTTGATAATAATATTGTGGGTGGATTTGAACAAAATGCTATTAACCTTATTAATGCTAATCTAAATAATTTTGAATCTGATACGGACACTGTAAGTGTACAAGATAATGAAGATGGAACTTTTGATTTAGTTGCTAGTTTTGGAAAGCTTACTAATTTAAAGTTTAACAATAAAGATGTTGCTGAAAAAACAGCATTAAATATTAATGAAAATTTAACTACTTCCTTAAAAGATAAGGAAAGGAACTACGATTATATAACTGCAAGAAATGAACTGATTGAAGAAGAGGTTAAAGCTAAAGCAAAAGCAGATGGCAAAACTAAAAACTTTAATTTAATAAAATCTTTTAACGAATTTGACCCTAGATTAATCTCAGAAAAAGAAATCCAAGAAAGAATGGAGCTTTTAAAACCTTTGGTTACTTTAACTGAGTTTGAAAAAGCAAGAAAAATAGTTATAGCTGAAAAAAAATATGATAGAAATATTCTTAGAGTAAAAATGAAAGAGCAGGGTATTGAATTAACAAATAAACAATCGACTCAAATTCAAAAAATGTTAAGGTTACAAGGAGTTTTAAAACAAACTGGTAATTTTGTTTATGCAACTTTTGATCCAAGAGGTCAAAAACAACTTACAGTTAGCAGAGATGCTGAAGGATTAATAGCTGCACAGAAAGAAAATAAATCAATAACAATAGATGAAGACGCAAAAAAAATTATGGAGGAGGCTGTTAAAAAGGCTGCTGAAGAGGCTACTGCAAAGGCTGACGCAGAAAATGTTGCAGGAGTTTCTCAAACAACACTTGGTGGTACAGATGGTGAATCAGGAAAAAATTCTAATAGACCTAAAGAAACTGTATATTTTGATGACGACAGTCCTTCTTTAGATATTTCTAGTCTACCTGAAAAATCAAGAAAAAAATATTTAAACACTCAAGAAATCTATAGGGCTTTGCCAGGAGGTATGAGAGTAGGAGTGCTTACAGAACTACGTAAAGCTGCTAAAACTACTGAAGAAAAAAATACATTCAAAATAGAAATTGACGAGATTCTTGCTCAACAAAATGAGGTTAGAGATAAGGAGGTTAGAGATAAAAAAAATAAGGCAGCAGATGCTGCAAAAAAAACAGCTGATTCTCTTGACGCACAATATAAAGCTATATTAGATAATTCTATATTAGAAGAAAAAGTGAATAAACTAGGTCCAGAAGATAAAGTTTATTCTTCAGAGAATATCAAATCAAAATTAGATAAATCATTTTCTCAAAAAGCAATAGATATTGCTAACAGCAAATTATTTTACCATGAAGAATTTTTATCTAAGTTTAGTGAAACTTTTTTACCTAGATTAATAGAAAACTTTAAAACTATTACATCAACATCAGAAACATCAGATAAAGATTTTGATGTTGCAATTAATTTTGTTCGGTCTATTGAAGGAACAGATAGTAGTAAACCTACTGCTTTGTTAAGGGAGCAGGAAGGTAAAATTATTATTGATATTGCTGCTGGGGCTTTAGGTACAACCAACACTAAAAAACAAGAACAGATTATTGCTGAAATAATACAAGAAGAAGGTTTTCATGTTATTACAGATTTAGCAGAACGAGAAATGGGACCTTTAAGTAAAGGGGATATAGTTAGCTTAAGAAAGTTTGTAAGAAAAGCAACAGATCCACAAGATAAAAGCAAAACTTACTATGATGTTGCTAAAGAAAAATATAAAAATAATGATAGGTATCAATCAAGTGGAAAACTTAATGAAAAATTAATTGAAGATGAAGCTATGGCTGCTGCTTATGTTCAATACATTGCTGATGGTTCTATAAGTAGTGCAAAAGAAGAAATGTTGTATGGAAAAATAAAACTTTTCATGAGATCTATTTTAGACGCTTTAAAAAATACAAAAGTAAAAAATATTTTTCAAAGAATATCAGATGTTACTGATGTTGATGGCGGTATTGAAGCATCTACACTTAGAAGAAATAAAAAAGTTGCAGTAGATAAATTAATAAATCTTTCTAATACTAAAGAGGGAGTAGTTTTTTCAAAAGAAGAAATAAATTCTATTAAAAATCCTATTGAAAAAGAAATACAAGAAAAAATTAATGGAGGAAAAATTAGTCAAGAAGCTGGAGAGGCTGCTTTAAACATATTAAAAGATTATAATCCTAATAGCCGTGTTTCTATTAGAAAATTATTTGATGAAACTAAAAAAATAATTAATGAAAGAAATAGTGTTGTTAATAGCGAAACAAGTAGATTTATAAAAAATGCAAAGAAAAAATTCGGCATAGGAAAAAATAATTCAACCGAAACTGTAGGGTCTACTATTCTTGATAGAGTTTATGGCAATACTTGGAATAAAAAAATAGCTGAAATAGGTTTAAGGTTTAGAGAAGCTTTTATTAACGATCTTGATTACGCTTCTAGATTGGATAAAGTGGTTGCCTCCGCAGAGGGTGATAGAATGGCTGATGTCAGTTCTCATGCTGCTTTGCAGATGGCAAAAAATGCTGCGGCTATTTTAAGTGGTGCATTAAATATAGGTGTGCCTAATTATCTTTCTTCTAGTCAAAGAGGAAAAGGTTTTATTAGTAATCAACCTTTTACAGAAACGAAAGATGGTAAAGAATATAATATTGGTGGGTTGATAGACACTGTTTTAAATGATGTTATAGAGAATGGCACTGAAGAAGATTTTCAATTATACATGGTAGCTCAAAGAGAGCTAGAGATTCATAATAGTAATGAAACACAACGTCTTAATGTAATGAGTGCAGACGAAGCTCAATCTTATATTAATGAATATAATAATACACATCCATACTTTGGAGAAACAGCAATAAAATTAAATATGTATTTTAATAAACTTGCAGATTTTCAAGTAAACGCAGGTGTTTTAAGTAATAGTAAAAGAGAGGAATACAAACAATCTTTATTCTATATTCCTATGTACAGAGAGGTAAGCAATAAATCTAATAAAACATTTAATCCAACAATAGATGAACCAGTTAATATTTTGTCAGATAGTATTGAACTAGGTAGCCAACCTTCTAGCTACAAAGCTCCATCAGGTAAAAGAAAGTTAAAAGCAGGAGCCGGGAAAGTATACAGGATCTACTTTAGTAATGGAGATGTTAGTAGTAGTTTCTTTAGAAATATGGCAGAAGTTGAAGCTTACATAAAAGAGCTTAAAGGATCTGGAAATTTTGATGTAAAAGAAATGTCTCTCGTTGAAACAGGGCAACCTGTTTCTAATATATTTAATAATCTTATTATTAATATGAGTGAAGCTATTGAAGCATCAGCAAGAAACATAGCTACTCAAAGAGTAGTTAGGGATGCTTTAAAACTAAACACAATAACTCGCACCAGTGAAGATGTTATCGAAGGAGTAGCAGGGGCAACTCGCAAGAAAAAGGGTGATCAAGGCAACACTGTTTCTGTTTATGTTAATGGTGAAGAAAATAAATTTATTATGCATGACCCTATGTTGTTTCAGATGTTGACATCATTAGATGATCCAAGCGTATTGGGTGATGGTTTTTTATCTAAGCTAGGTACACTTCCTGCTAATGCTTTAAGAGAGCTTGTGACTAAAGACCCAGGGTTCATGTTGGCAAATTTTTTCCGTGATTCTTTAAGTGCTTATGTTACAAGTGGTAGAACTAATGCTCCTTTAGTTGACTCAATTAAAGGATTAGCATCTGCTGTAGGAAACAATTCAAGTGCAGAGGCTTTAAGGAGGGCTGGTATTAAAGGTGGTTTTGATTGGAGTAAGTCTGGTGATAGTGATGCAATCAAAGAAGTAGAAAAAATAATTAATAAAACTTTTCCCGGTAGAAAGAAGTCTACTTTAAAAACTGTTTCTTCTCCTTTGAGATATCTTTGGGAAAAATTAGATAAGGGAACTGAGAACTCTGACCTTGCAACAAGAATAGCTGTATATAACGATGTGTACGCAAGAACAGGCAACGAGGCTCAAGCTATATGGGAAGCTCAAGAAGTATTAAATTTTAGAAGGCGTGGAAAGTATATGAAGGCAGTGACTGCCATCATTCCATTTTTAAATGCTAGGATTCAGGGTTTAGATATTCTTTTTAGAGGGTTCACTGGTGATGCAGCATCTTCAAATGCAGAGCTTACAAGAGAAAGAGTAAAAAAATTAGCATTCTTTAGGGCTTCTTATTTAATTGGTTTTACAAGTCTGTTGTGGTTTATGCAATACGATGATGATGAATGGGAACTTATAGAGGATTCTAAAAGAGATAACAATTGGATTATATTAGGTAAATATTTTGGCAGACCTGATAGCTTTATATCTTTACCTATTCCTTTTGAAATAGGTTTATTAACTAAAACTATTCCTGATAGAATACTAAGTTATTACTTAGGCACTGATACATCAGCAGATTTAAAAAGATCTTTTGGTTCAGCTTTATTTGGGACACTAGGAGTTGGTTTTCCAACTACTATTCAACCTATTTTAGAAACAATGACTAATTATAACTTCCTTACAGGAAGAAAGATACTGAGTGATTATGAGCAGAACTTAGATCCTTCAACTGTCGTTAGACCATCAACATCAGAGCTTGCACAAAAAGTAGCATCTCTTACAGGCTACACACTTACTCCTGTAGAGGTTGATAACATTATTAGGGGTTACTCTGGCACGTTAGGTTTTCATGTAGTAAGAATGATAGATACTGTCTTACCTGATGATATCACAAAACCTTCTAGAAGAATTGAAGAGTATCCTTTCGTATCAAGAGTGTTTAATAATCTAAGTGGTGCTAAAGGTGTTACTGGTGAAATATATCAATTAAATAATAGTTTAACAAAGATTACTCGTGCTGTAAGAGACAATGAACACATGGGTAATTATGATAGAGCGAATCAAATAGAAGAGGATAATATAGACATTCTATCTTTTGAAAGTGAAATAAGGCGTTCTGTAAGAAACCTACAAAAGATTAACAAAAAATTAAAACTACTTAGTTTATCCAAGGGTGATTACTCTCAAGAGTTTGTTGATGAGGAAAGAAAAAATCTTGAGTTCGCAAGAAGGTTAGAGGGACAAAGAGTTAAGTTTATAAAAGAACAATTAAAGGCAAGAAAGTAATGGTTAATCAAGCAGATAAATTGAGGCAACAAATTAGAATGCATGAGGGTGTAGAGTATAAGGTTTATGAAGATACTGAAGGCATTAAGACTGTTGGTGTGGGCAGAAACCTGGAAGACAGAGGTCTATCTGATGATGAAATAGATTACCTTCTTAGTAATGATATAGATATATGCGTTAAAGAATTAGAACAAACCTTTGATTGGTACGATGATTTAGATGATATAAGAAAAAGAGTTCTTATAGACATGATGTTTAATTT